ACAGAACCTAACAAAGGCTGGACACGGCAAAGGTGGTGTTGGTTTGAAAGTTTTTGTCAACTAACCCTTGATTTTTCAAAATCTATGTCTATCTTTGCAGTGTGATAACTTATTGAAGAACAACCTGAATAAAAACAACGTAAAACTCTGATACAATGGAATTTAACTGGAACGAAATAGTTATGGTAGTAGTCGCGTTCATGTTTTCGTGGGAAACCATTAGTAACATTCGCTACCGCCGCGAGAATAAAAAACTCAAACAAAACGAGGTAAAGACATCGGATGTCGATACTCAAAAAGCACAGATTGAACTTGGAGATATGTTTATCAAGACATCCAAGGACATGTTCCAGCAGATGCAGGAACTGCAAGAGCAGACGTTGCTTGCCACAAAAAAGAACGGCATTGACAACGAGGGTATAATCAAACAACTCAATGAGGTTATCACCGAGCAGAAGCGAATTTCTGAGGTTCAAGCACAGCATGGCGCGGAGTTGAAGCGTCTTGCTGATGAGCAAGCCAAACAAGCGGAAGAAATGAAACGTCTTGGCGAAGGTCAGGAACGCCTTACGGAGGGGCAGGAACACATGGTCACCTTTCTCAACGGGAAATACCAAGAGTTCCTAGAGGAGAACGGTTTCAAGACGGTCAACAAGCCGGTCAAGAAAAGAAGTAAAACCAAACCAGCAACTGCAAAGAAATGAGAAGATGTTTTTCAATTCATAATGTTTTAAAGATTTGTTTGCGGACTACCTTGGCGGCAGCATTGATTTGTCTTGCCGCCTTGGTGGTTTCTTGCAAGACGGTCAAAACGGTTGAGGTTCCGGTGTATATCCACGATACCGCTTACGTTGCCCATAACGTACACGACAGCATTCTCGTTGAGAACACTATCAAGGAGTACATCAAGGGCGACACCGTGTTTTTCGAGAAATGGCACACCAAGTACAAGGAAAGGATTGTTTACGATACGGTTTACACGGAGAAAGAAGTCCCGGTGACTGTTAAGGAAGAAACAGTGGAATACGTAGAGAAGGAACTGAACTGGTTCCAGAAGACGATGATGATACTTGGCGGTTGCTTTATACTTTCCATAATAGGCTTTATAGCTTATATCATTATCAAGATAAGAGCGAAAATTCCAATTTGAAACAAATCTGAAAGATGTCAAAAGAAAGAATCCTTACCGTTCTTGTTCCGATTAAGGACAGCGACTGCTACCCGACGGAATATGCAGACCTGGCTGCATTGCAGACTGCTGTGCCGGCAAGTGCGTCAAATGTAAACATCATATACAGGGTTAAAGACGGCACTTATTACCGTTCATATTACAACGGGTCGGCGTATGCGTACAAGGCTGTTGTGGACAGGGAGTTCCCTTTCATTGGAGAGCCGATGGAGATTTACGACTTCACATACGACGCGACAAGAATGGGTACCGCTCCTACCATATCTGCACAGAACGTGATGTGGTACGCGACAAAGGATTCAAACAACGAGGATGTTACTCTTGATGACCTTTGGACTCAGGAATGCCACGTGGTGTTCAATGGTGAGAATCTTTACCTGAAACAGATACCGACGTCGAGCAAGTCCAACGAAGACGCCAGGTACAAATATGACCTGGATTTCGTCGACGAGAGAGTTATCCTTGAGCGTGTATATCTATACGATGTTGTTTCTCCTTTCATAACCGAGAAGCCGATTTCGGAGAGCGCGACATTCGGTTTCTTTGGCGACATCAATGCCTTTGTGTCAAGAATCAACGCCAGTCTGATCAGAAGCGGCATTGCAACGCTTGTCAGGAAATACGTTGGTTATCCCCAACATCCATCGACAACCGTCCAATATCTTTCATACGATCAGTGGAACCAATTGAATGTCAATGGATATCCGCTTATTGGAAGTGTTTTTGTAAGCCAGGCGCAGATGATTGAGTTTTATAACGACATTTATCTTGACCTTGGAGGTGACTACAACGGCTATCTGCTGAACTACATATATGAGAACAACAACGGTATCTTCACCGTAAACGGTTACCAATGCGTTCTTGGCAACGATAAATACGGTGAACCCGTGACATCGGAAGAGAAGCAGGTTCAGTTCGACAAGGTGTATATCCACGACGCACTCAAGGAGGTTCACGACACATTTGAACTTGAATACTACATAACAAAGGAAAAAGACGGCAATGGTGACTTCACTGGCAACACGCTGATTGTCATTGCCGACTGCGAGCACGACTTTGCCGACTGGGACGACCAGGAAGAGGACTACGTTCGTGACGACGACGGTATTCCGACGACAGAGAACCCTTTTGACTATGGTGTTGAAGATGAACTGTTGTCCAAGGAGAAGACCAATACAACCGACAAGATTGTTTCGCGCATCACCGGCGTAGGAAGCACCGAGAACATCCCGTGGTATTATCCTAACCCGAATCCTGACGGTTGGATCAAGCCGCTTTTTGTAAAAGACGGCGAGGCTGTGAACGAAGTTGTCATCGACTATCCGACAGAGCCGGGAAACACCATAGCAAGCCAGGTGTTTTACGAGAAATACCTCAAGAACAGGATTGGTGTTTCGATAAACAAAGGCGCGGTAAAAGACATTATGTATGCTGGCGACTTTGATTCGGTAAGAATAAGATACGTTTCTGTCCCTGGTTCGCCGTATAGGGACACCATTTATCAGGTGACGTATAAGATAGATGTGACTGAGATAAACATCAACGTACCTAGAATCACCATCGAGTTGGACTATAATCCAACGCAAAGTGCCTGCAGCAAGATTTATGCTGTACTGACCAGAGGAGACGTTACCGTTGGTACATACGACTCGACTTCGACGTATGCAGATCCGACAGCCTTCCAGGAGATGTTTATGTACAACGACGGGAAGCACAAACAGAATCTCGCCGGCGGTTATGTCTATCTTCTCAGGATAGACTATCGTATTCCGTATGGTCAAACCCCGGAGCCGTACTACAATCACGAAGGATACAGGTACGAAGCACAGACACTGGATTACACAGGAACGGTTCCCAGCGATTACACAGACCAGCAAGGAAGGGTGCATCATTATGTGCCGCTTCCTGCAAAGATTGGTGAAAATTTCTATCAGAACACAGGGCTACTACCTTATGCCGTATGGGGTGAGGAAGAGAGGGAGATAACGGCTACTATGATTTGGAATTATTTTGTTCCGGTTGAATCCGGTTACAGTCTTGACGGAAGCGCAGACACTGCTATTACGCCAATCGAAAGAAAAAAAGGAGATTGGTACAATGACTTGACTTCCGGAACAACATACGAATGTAATACAAACACGGAGAACAACCCGATTACCGGAGCCCCTTCCGATCCGTTTGATGCCGACCCGACGATGACAAGCACCGAATGGATAAAAAGTTTCGTCAATATGACGCTGAAACTATGGGTGAATGACGGATGGTATATCGGCGACAACAAAGTCCTGCTTGCGGACTATGGTCTTTCGGAGCCTTATATTGACAACGGCGGCGGTGACCACACGCCAGTCCTGACCGATGTCTTTGACAAGATAGAGTTCCAGAGGCTGAAATGGCTGACACCGCAATCCAACCTGATGCCCGAGGTGTTTATCAGAACCGACGGTGAGAGGAGATACTACAACGCACATAACTACTACCCGCTCCAGACAGGAACGCCGGATACGGCAATAGGCGAAGAACAGGTCGACGGATCGAAAGTAAGGAACCCGCTTTACAAGGATGCCGAATCCGACCCAGACAACAAACACTATGAGTTCGAGAACGAGTACAGCCAGAAGTTTGCACACGAGCATATCGAGAACTTCGACGACGTGAAGCCTACTATCAAAGACCAGCGTAATATGGTCAGCGTGACTATCACCAGCGACCAGTTCAATGCCAACAAGACATATTTCTACGTATTCGACAAGGAGACCGAGGCGTTTGTACAATGCACTGATGGAGATTCTTATGATTCCTCAACACAATATTATGCGCAGTTGCTTATTGACGTTGTTGAGGAGTTTGCATACGACCTGACTGACAACGACGAGATTTGGGAGAGCAGCGAGAATGGAAGCATCCAGGGTGAGTACAAGCACCCGTGGTTCTATGCCAGACTCAGACCTATGGGGTTCAACATCTTCGACCTGGCTCTGCAGGAGGATATGGTTGTTTCGATGACCACCGGCAACTGCGGTGCCTGCAAGTTCAAAATCGGTGTTGACGAAAACTCGAAGAAGAACCCTGTTCAACTTTGGGAATATGATGTGTATAAAGGCGACACCCTTTCATCTGCAGAGAAGTTGTATGACAAGGGTACGTTGAGACGTTACGTTGACTTGACTGGGCTGTATTACAACACGAACGACACCCAAGACGGGTATAAGCCTATTGTTGACACCGAGGGTGTTTTGGAGGGCGACAAGCCGCTGAATTACGCTTCTAGTGTTGCTCTATACCAAAGATACAACTACACGGCCGAGGCTGTTGAAAACGGCTATGTCGGCACGATGAAGAACGGTGGTGCTGTGCATTTTGAAGGTGATGTCGTCACCAACGGCAGGTTCCAGGCTTCACAGCAGGACACTTCCGAGAACTATGTCTGGATCGCCTTGATGAAGGACACTGAGACCTACGGCACAATAATGCCGTCTTGTATTCCTGATTACAACGATCCGTCGCTCAATCGCTATATCAGACCCAAGGCTGTTGCTGATGTACATACTAACGAATCGACGATGGAGCAGGATGAGGATAACGCTGATAAGTTTGTGTTGCTGAACATCAAAATGCCGCAGATATATCTCAGAAGAGCCGAACACGCGCTTTCCCATAAGTTGGTTGAGTATATGTACGAGCACAACTACCAGAGGTTTAATTTCTCTATCAAGTTCAGCCGTATCTACATCGAGGACAACCCGCAGACGGACAACAACCTGAATGAGAACTCTGTGTTGTATGTGCTTTTCAATGGACATATATACCGTCAGTATGTCAAGAGTTATTCATACAGGATGTCGCACGACGCTCCTTTGCCTGAGATTAACGTCGATATGAACGAGGAACTGTCTGTGACAAAGACCATATCACAGCAATGGGATGACCGTCTGGCGAAAAACAACAGACGTATTATATCTCACGTCAACTCGGTGGCACAGCAGGTGCAGAACAGGGTTGACAATACGGTGATGAAGAAGGACGGTACTCCGATGATGTCAGGAAACATCGTTCTGCCAGGTGAGAACACGTCCCTTATCGAGATTGCCAGGAGAGGTCAGGGAGAAGGTGGAGGAGGCGGAGAAGGAGGCGGAACCTTACAATGGGGTGAATTTTGAAAAAAAACACTATTTTTGCACTTTGAAAGGATGAACAAATGGCTGACTTCAAGATAAACAGAGGATTACAAGTAAATTTTGACGCGCTTGGGTATTACGACAACGACGCGATATACGTTTGTATTGACACCGGCAGATGTTATCTTGGCAGCAAACTTCTTTCACCAAGGGCATACAAGATACTCACCAGCGGGTTGAAGGCATACTACAACGGCGTTGATGTGACTGATTCACCTGATTTGCCGTACATAGTCGAGACATGCACGTCCGAGTGGTACGGTTCTTCCGGCGCTTATTCCGAACTTGTCACAGCCAGCGGGATAGTTCCTGGCGTGTTGTATCTGATAGAGGCTCAGTCGGACTGGAGCGAGAGCGATCCGACGAAGTTGGGACATATCAAGAACCAGCCGAACCTGCTCAACATGCACTTCGTGGAGGAGAGCCACACCTTGAATTTCTTTTTGACAAAATACAATCAACCAATATAAATTGAGATATGGCAGCAACTAACTATTTTGAATTTGTCATTGACCCCGATACTGGGGCGCAGTTGGAGGTCAAGGACAAGTATGCGCGAGAGCAACTTGTGCATAAGACGGAGAAGACCGTAGTCAACTCACTGCCATCCAAGCCTACGAACCAAGCTCAGTGGCTTGAGATGGAGAAGTTCATATACTATGTCCCTGTCGCAGATCAGAGGGACACATACGAGGCTTGGACGCTGTTTTTCATCGGAGACCCGTCCGTTGCTTCTGATTACACTGACACCGACAACTACAGTTGGGCGCAGTTGGCTTATACGCAAAGCGACCTGAACAACTTCTCGACCAAGGGGCACACCCACCAGGTCAACACCGACGTTGTCGTTGGAGACCACGACTACACGCCAGAGGGACAGGTTGTAGGTGCCTTCGCTGGTCTTGAGGGTACGACAAGCAATAACACGCACAATCACTCGTTTACTCCTCACGGAACTGTTACAGGTAGTTTTTCTGGACAACAGGCAGACACCGGTGATAACACACACAATCACCAGTTCACACCACACGGTTCAGTGTCTGGTGATTTTAGTGGTGACCAGGGTACAACAGATTCTGGCTATGCAAGCATCAACTTCTCGAAAGACGGGAAGAAACTTACGACGAAGAAGTTGAACGTTACTCCTGTGACCGCCGTTGATACGTCTGGTTCTACAAAGGCAGACCGCGTAACAGGTGAGTTGGAAGCCGACGGCGGATATAATGCAGGTACTTCCGTTTTCAACGGCATCACCTGCACAGACGGTGTCCTTCGTTTTGTGACGAAGAAGATGACGAAGGTTACGAATGGTGTCATAACTGGTGTTTCTGCAACTGTAGACGCATCCAAAGTAGTTGTCGGAACCAACGGGACGGACGTATCGCAAGATATGGCAACTGGTGAGGTTGAAAGCGGTAGTCAACTTGTCGGTCACAATGCAAGTGTTTCCGACAGTGGTCACACCCACACTTATACGCCATCTGGTGATTTGGTGAATATGTCGTTTACTGGAGACAAAGAAGGTACGGAAAACCACACTCACCATCACTCGTATACACCTTCTGGTTCCTTGCAGAATCTGGCATTCAGCGGTCAAACGGAAGACACGGTGGACAACACTCACAACCATACGCTCACGCCTGCAGGCCGTCTTGTCTTGGGCTTCAAGGGTGTCAGGGCTAACCTGCATCACGCTGTTGACAACAAGCCTGTGAGGACATCACCTGACAACGAGGACGAGGGCAGCCACGTTTTCGACTGGTACGGCATCAGATACGACGAGGATGCCTCTTCGCGTTTCAAGGAGCGTATTGGCAATATGGATATGCATAGAACTTTACCAATCCAAACCAAGATGCGCAGATGTATCTTGAACGACGATGGTGAAGTTGAGTACTATCTGGATTCCAACGACTCCACCAAGCGTGCTGGTTCACAAGAAGGCTATGTCACTTCAGAGGAGACCTTTATGAGCAAGGTGGAGACGGATGAGATTAGGGATGAGACCGAGGAGATTGGAGTGATTAAGGGGAATACGGGAGAGTTGAATCAGATTCTTTCGGAAATAGATGGTAGTTATACCTCAGATATAGGAGATGGAATAGTGTATACTGTTTCTCATGGAAGAATTAGTATTTCTGGAACAGCAACGGCAACCTCGCAACTGAATCTAACAGAAACGGCTACGAGCAGTCTTGTTGTTGGGCATAAATATTTTGTCTTTTTAAGTAAAACATTACAATCGGGCGTAACAATCAATCTTAATGGAATAGAAGCTTCCCCCACTGTTTCTTTTGATGATAAATCGATATTCACAATAACACAGACTGGAAGTAGTAGTTATATTAAACTCAGAATACAATCTGGTACTCAAGTCAGTGACAGTTTTTACGTTTACGTAATCGACCTCACCCTCATGGGCATTGATTCCTTCACTACCGTTGAGCAGGTGGAAGCCTATCTTGCACAGAACTTCGGTCAGAGAAGTTATTATCCTTACAATCCTGGTACTTTGTTGAGTAACACGATGCAGGGGATTCAGACGGTTGGGTTTAATAAGTGGGATGAGCAATGGTTCTTAACCGACCGTACGTATGTAACAAGCGAGAATCCCATTCCAGTTGTCGGAGGAAGGGATTATTATTTTGGATGTCTGAGTTACAGTGGAAATGTAAGTGTTGTGTTTCTTGATTCGTCTAAAAACGCGATTAGCTCTTCAACGGTTTATGCAAATAACACATTTTCAACACCAGCAGACTGCGCGTATATCACATTTTTAACGGGTTCTGCCTATGGCACTACTTACAACCACGACATCTGCATCAACATATCCGACCCTGCCAAGAACGGTACTTATGAGCCGTATAATCTGCATTCTTACCAGCGTGATGTTACTCAGATTACGGGTATCAATCCGAATACGGGGGTTAGGGAGTTGGTTGCGCCTAATGGATTGCAGAAGGCTGATATGGCTGGTACGGTCATTGACTCCATCTATAATGATGTTAATGGCAATGCGGTGTGTAAGAAGATGTGTGGGGATGTGGATTTGGGAGATTGTAATTGGATTAACGCTTCTTATATTGGTACCGGTGTGTTTAATACAACTGATATTGGAAATGGAATAAGAAGAGCTATTTGCGGCAAGTATTCTTCTAAATATGCAGATTCTATTTCATATATGACAAATGATAAATCATTATATTATGGACATTCAACAACTGGAATTGTAATAAAAGATACGCAATACGAATCTTATACTGCATCGAATTTTAAGAAAGCGATGGAGGGTGTCCATTTCGTCTACGAACTCGCCACTCCTATCCTCTATACCGACCTGCAATGGGGTGATGGCAGTCCTGTGATATTGCCGATAGAGATTGAGGCTGAGAAGAACAGCACGATTAAGATTGTGCCGCCTCACGGTGACGGTGGGGAAGAGTTGCTTATGGCTGCTCCTACTTTGCAGATGAAGAAGTATGTTCTGACACAAGGTGCTAACCTTGACGGTAGTGATGGGCAGGTGATGGTGGAGATTCCAGAGCATTGGAGACGTGTTGAGAGGATTACCGAGGGCAACACGACTTATGTCTATGCCAAAATCAGTCCGTATCCTCAAGTCGGCTGGCATCACGTTGGCAAGAACTACGTCGCTGCTTTCGAGGCTACTATCATTGACGAGAAGTTGGCTTCCACGTCATATATCGAGCCTTATGATTTGAGCACTCCTATATGGTCTGTCGATGCCGACGGCAAGATTAACGTCACCTGTGACCTGACAAAGAGCAGGAAGCCCACGACGGTCAAGAGCGGCGCAACACTTAACGTTGACGGTTTCAGAGCCTTCGCAAGAGCGCGTAACGATGCAAGAACCGCAGAATGGAACGGTCAGACGTGGATGCAGTGGGTTGATGTCACCTGGCTGTTCTTCATCGAGTACGCCTGTACCAACACACAGGAACCCGTGAAGTTCAACAGAGACTCCAACGGCTTTATGCAGGGCGGTCTTGGTGTTGGCGTTTCCACTTGGGATGGTAACGTTCCTGGTACGTCGACGAACGCCTGGGCGCAGTACAACAACTACTATCCTATCGTTCCTTGCGGTGTCACTGCCGTTCTCGGAAACAAGAGCGGTGAGGTCATACTCAACATCAACGGCGGCGGAACCATCACCGGCTTCTCTGACGCTCAGAAGAAGTTAAGGGTACCAACTTACAGAGGTATTGAAAACCCGTTCGGTCACATCTGGATGCTGTGCGACGGTATCAAGTACAGTGGCACCGACATCTACCGCTGCAACAACCCGAGAGACTTCTCCAATGCCGAAGGCACGACCGGGTATACTCTTGTTGGTACGAAGTGCGGAAGCAACGGTATTGTGAAAACAGTTCTCATTCAGCCTTCAAATGGCTATAACGAGCAGTTTGACGGTGACCTCACTCCTGTCACTGTCCACAGCGGAGGTTACACACAATATTACTGCGACTATTATTGGCAGGCATCAGGCTGGCGGGCTTGCCTGTTGGGTGGCGTTGCGAACGACGGTGCGTACGACGGATTCGTCTACGTGCGCTCGGCTAGCGGACTCGGCCTCGCTTACCGGGACTACGGCTCCCGGCTTTGCTTCCTACCGGAGAGCGTATAACCGTAAAAACGTAAACGTAAGATGAGCAGTATGGACATCAACAACAATAACAACAACGTGGAGGTTGAGGACGACGGTACGCTGGCGTTCCTCAATCTTCCACGCCCGGAAGGGAACAAGCAGTTCCATTGTGACGTAATAGCCATCGACGAGTTAGTTAACAAAGTTTTCTACGTCGTTGACTACCAGCCAGCCGTGAAGACCAGATATGGTGAGAACCGTTATCTGGTGAACATCAAGTTCGAACTTGGAGACAGCGATGACAAGGCGAGGAAGTTCTTCACGAACAGCGTTGAAATCAAGGATGTTCTTGACAAGATAAAGGCGTTGAACAAATTCCCGAGGAAGGTTACATTGAGGAAACACAAGAAAAGTTATTGGTTTGAGTGATGAACAGAAATAAGTTGCAACGGTCTCGGGCTTGCCTGTTGGGTGGCAATGCGAACAACGGTTCGAACGACGGATTCGTCTACGTGAACTCGAATAACGAACTCGGCATCGCTAACCAGAACTACGGCTCCCGAAATTGCTTATTTGAAATATACGGGACTGTTGGACTATACCACTTGGTAAAACATCAAAAAACGATCGGGGCTTTGGTAGGGCAACCGAAGAAGAACCGATGAAGCAAAGCGCAAATGAAAAGGCACGGCAACCTATATGACAAGATAATCTCGATGGACAACCTTATACTCGCAGAATCCAAGGCGAGGAAAGGCAAGTCCAAGAAGTATGGTGTGATTAAGTTCGACGCCAACAGGGAGAGTAATCTTCAGTGGTTGCACGACACGCTTGAAAAAGGAGAGTTCAGGACTTCCGAATACAAGAAGGAGAAGATATATGAGCCGAAAGAGCGGCTGATATACAAACTGCCGTATTTCCCTGACAGGATAGTGCATCACGCGATAGTGAACATCCTGGAGCCGATATGGGTCGGGTCGTTCACCAAGGACACATACGCCAACATCAAAGGAAGAGGCATACACAAGTGCGCGACAGAAATAAAGCACGCTTTGCATTCTGACAAGGAAGGAACGACATACTGCTTAAAACTTGACATCAAGAAATACTATCCGTCCATAGACCACGACATTATGAAGCGTGAGGTAAGGAGAGACATCAAATGCGGAAGGACGCTGGCGTTGATTGATGAGATAATAGATTCCGAGGAAGGTCTTCCAATCGGAAACTATCTGAGTCAGTATTTTGCCAACATCAACCTGAACAGGTTCGACCATAGGCTAAAGGAAAAATATCACGTGAAATGGTATTTCCGATATGTCGATGATATGGTGTTCCTCTCAGGTTCTAAGGAAGAACTGCGCAATATCCTCGCTGCTGTGATATACGAGTTAGCAGAACTGCACCTTGAGTTGAAACCCAATTGGCAGATATTCCCGGTCGATTCCAGGGGCATAGACTTTCTCGGATATGTATTCTTCCACGACCGCACCTTGCTTAGAAAGTCGATAAAGAAACGCATTTTCAGGAGAATAGGTCAGGTCAACAGGAAAGAGATTACAGTCAGCACGTTCAACAAGTCTATGGCTTCCTTCGGAGGTTGGTTGAAATGGGCTGACACATACAGACTTAACAACAAGATTAAACTAACACTAAAAATAGAAAGAGATGAAAACAAGAGCTTTGTCAATTCCTAAACCCATCGAGGATGTCGGTATGGGTTATTACTACACGAATATGGACGTTCACGAGGTGGAACGCACTGCACAGGCAAGCGGCGGTGAAGGCGAAGGTGGTGAAACCGTTGAAATCGTCGAGTACGAGTTTGACCAGGTGACGACCTACGGCTATCCGACATACAGCCTTGTCGTTGAGGCGTTGATACGCGAGAGGTACACTTCGAGTGACGAACTTGCTATCCAGCGTCAGCGCGAAAGCAAGCCTGCGGATTTCGCGGAATACAACGATTTCTGCGAGTCCTGCAAGGCGAAAGCCAAGCCTGTGTTCTTCCCGTCGGAGGAAGGAGGTGAGTAATGGGCAGGTGTTTTCAGATAGAAGACCCGAGCAATACCAACGTAAAGCACGACATTGCATTTGAGCGTGATGCGTCCATATTGAATGGATACACCACTGCAGGAAAGGTTATGCGTAAGTCGCTGTTTGCCTTTGCCAAGAGTACTGCTGGGTCTATGTACGCTACGTCGTTTGCTTCGATAAGCGGCGCAGGTGGTACCGGTGCCAAGACCGTGCTCACAGGGAACAAGTTCCCTATCGGGTGCAAGATATACTACTATGACGGTGCTGCGGACATCGCTGCTGCTGATTTGTCAAGCGGCAACTTCACGTCTTTGGTGGTCTATCGCTCTTTTGAGGCGATTAACGCCCGTTATACGGCAATTACCGGGACAAACGTCAACCTCAACAACGGTGCGTTCAGCGACGTGTTTCTGCGTGTTGAACTTGTCGACAACGAGCGGTACTGGCAGCCGATTTACAAGGAAGGTCAGACGAACGAGATCATCGTCACCGCAGACAACCTTACCGACGGCAGTTATTATATCCATCTTGGAAAAACAAGCGGCAGCAACAACTACACGTTCCAGTTGGAGGACAACAACCAACTGTATTTCTACGGGAACACAGCCACGTCAGGTTCGCCGGTATACGACTTGATACCGTACTACATCAAACACACGGATGACTTGTGCGGTGACATAGAGTCGTTGTTGGCAGCAATATAAGGAGGTCAGTATGTCGATAGCAACACAGATAACAAGGATAACCAATCTACGGAACAGAATCAGGACAAAACTCATAGCACTGGGTGTTATCAGCGATACGAATGCGACGCTGCTGGACTGCACCGAGGCGATTGAGAATATGTCCGGTTTTGGGAATCTCACGAAGAGCACGGCTGCGTATACCGGTTCTGGCAGAGGCGTGTCAAGCATCACGTTCGATGTTTCGACCTTCCTGACAGACCTGAGCAACGTCGTGTTTATGAGGGTAAGATCAACTGGTGACAGTTGGTCTACCCCGTCTGCATCCACGTACCTGTTGTTCGAGACCTTCCCGAACCAGACGGTCAGTCCGCAGAACTACACGATGGGAATCCAACTGCTTTCCGGTGGTGGCGGAGCGTTCTTCAATGCAGGGTTCACATATTCGCTTTCAAGCGGAACGCTTACCGTTACAGGGACAAGCAACTCTTTCATAGGAAACTACACTTTGGAGTGTTATCACACATAAAACGATAAACTATGGGAAAATCATCACAATACAACCATTATATGCAGCGGATTGACGTGACTGGGCAATCCGTTATCAACATCGAGGAATATTCTTCGTTTTCTGGACTCTTATATGAAAGAGCAGAAGGTATGAACGACGTTGGTAAGGCGAAGAACATCTATACGGAGACATACGCTGACAGTGACAGCCTGCGTGTAAGCCTACCGAAGCACAGATACAACAACATAAACTTACACAGCACTTCGGATATCGCCAATGAAGCAACGAAGATTACGATGTATTTCCTTGTTGTCGGCACGGCAACACAACGTCAGACGACTATTAAGAACTTCCGTGACTATGTAAGAACAGGAATCCATCGTTACTGGGACGATGCCCGCAATCTGGAGTTCGACTTCATTGTCCAGGACGAGTTCAAGGTCAGCGAGGAACGGTGGCACGGATCACAGCCATACGTGGAGATAACTGTGCCGATGCAGAATATCAACGGAAAGACAAAGCCGCATACGGCATAAAAGAAAGGAGAGGCTAATCAGTCTCTCCTTTTTATGTAGTGCTTTGTTTGTTTACTCCTTCTCGTCGTACCGTTTTACCCATTGGTGCTCCTTGATGTTGTATTGTCCTATCCAGGTGGACGTAATCTGGTGTGGCATCTCGAAATACTTGTCAACGAAATCCTCCCACGCTTTCTGTGCCTCCTTCTTGTTGCGAATATCCACTTCCGAATCATCGTCAATGTTGTATTTGCAATAGAAAGAATCGGTCATCTTGTCGGCAATGTCGTCCAACGATGGCGCAAAGTCTTTTGCATCTATCCAGTGAGCAATGCCGATAAAGATAACATCAGGGTAATCGTCGGCGCAATCATCCCAATAATCGCCATCGGTTTCTTTGTAGCATTCTTCAGCGAACGCAATTAGTTCTTCAATCGTGTCAAACGTATCGGTACCACAACGCTCTGCGCAGGTGCCGAAATTGTACTCAATGTTTTGTTCTTTTGTTTTCATATTCAATATCATTTGTTATTTTGCTATCTTACCAATCTCTTCCTCAAGCATATACAACTTGAATTTGAAGTCGTCAAGTTCATCCATCCGCTTGCGCATCACCATTTGCTCGATGTCGAAGCCGTGCTTCTTTAAGAACGCTCCGATGCGCAGATAGTCACGGTACTTGTCATCAACTTCCTTCTTAACTTTTTGAACGGCTTTCAGAGCCTTGTTTACTACTTGTTTGTTGTTCATAGTCAGTCTTTCTTATTAGGTTTATACTTAATCTCGTTGTCGTAGAAGTCGCCCCATCGCTCCCACGACGGATTCTTTTTCGGTGTACCATCCTTCTTCAGATGATAGCAACGGACTTTGAACTCGCCGCAGTCGTCTATACAGACATCGTCGTAAATCACTTTTTCTGGAGTGATGAAGTTGTAGTTCACCAAGTCGCCCTTCTTTACGCCGAGCAGGGTCTCAAAGGCAGTCTTGGCTATCCTTACCAGTACACCCTCCCATTGTTTACGGAGCTTGTATTCGTGTTCTACCCTTGCTTCTACGGCCTTGATAATTGCGTCTGTCGTTTCCATATCTATTCCTCGTTTTTATTGTTAGTAGCATAAAGCGCATAACGCTTCTTCTTTAAACTTTTCGTAGAACAACCATCTTGCATCACCGCAATCTTTAGAATCTTGCTGCTCTGGGTGGTTGCACAATGTAAAGCCATCTTCGCTTCTAATCTGCCAACTATGAATTGTGCCTTTATTATGTTCGCATTTATGGCACCAACTGCTTCCAACTCTTGCTGGCAATTGTGTCAATCTGCACGCATCGCCAATCTTCACAAAGTGAATGTCTGTTTTAATCTGTCCTGTTGAATAATCATAAGTTGTGCTCATAGGTCAGTCCTCCTTCTTATAATGCGCAAGAAACTTCTTCAGGCAAGCGCGGTTGAAATTCTCGCAGTTGTTAGCACACCATCGGTTGTGATGTTCCATAACCACCTCGCATAAGTTAGATGAGTCTTCCTTTACCAACTCAATGATAAGGTCGAGAGCCTTGTTGTGCTCCTTACATAGATTGTCAAGCAACGATTTTCGCGTCAGTATGATGGTTTCCTTGTTCATATTCAGTCCTCTTTTTCTTTCCACAACCAATCAGGCGTTTTGTATTTCTCTGGCACTTCTCTATGCGGCTCAGACATTACCTCTTCCTCTATCTTCTTTAGCTGTCTATCCATTCGGTTGAGATAGCGCATAATATACAAGTAGATGTTAGCAGACACCGTTTTATGTTTGCTTTCCATTTCGCTGACCCAATGCTCAAAGTCATTGATAACAGCCCTTTCCTCGTCAGTTATCTTCCTCATCATAGCAATCAAACTTTACAATTTGTTTTCTTTATGTTTTCTTTCTCATGCGTTAAAGTATAAAGTTGATTTATTTCTGTTTTTGTAAAACTTAATATACATCTTTTTATTCGGAAAGGCTTCATAAGCTAATAATTCTATATCATGTTTTGTCATAATTGCTTATTTTGATTTCTTTGCCAATTTGCGCCAGCTCTAAATGCATAGTCAAGAGCGGTTGCATAGTAATAATATTCACCGTCTTCATCCACATAATCCGGGCCGTAATCAATTTGTTCGTTCATATAGGATTCTGATGCTTTATTCAAATCATAACTTACAAATTGTTTATAATGCGCAAGGTTTTTAAGCCAACTAATATGAAGAGCTCTGTCAGCCGCTCCCCAATTTTCCATGGAATTAATTGCAAATATAATGTCATCCAGTAATCTTTCATTCTTGTTATATGGTATTTCCGGGAAAATAGCATGAATCATATTAGATAATGCTTCATTAGTCCCACAGTTATCTATTTCTGTTTTTGCTCTATCAAGAGCTTCTTTGTACGCTTTTTCGTAGTCCATAATCAATCAAGTTTTACTTATTATCAGTTTTTCCATTAAGTCCATATAACATATAACCCTTACTGCCCAATTCATTAAGAAGGTTTTGATGAAGCCAAGCGTCATGATAAGATTCCCATTTTGTCATATCACTACAAATATACTTCATTTCTTGTTGGTTTTAGTATTTTGGAATAGTATTGAGGTATTCGTTTTCTAATGTATCTATATCTTCATTATTCATATCTCTTTTAAATTGTTCTTCTGACAGGGAGTCGATGAAGGAAAGAATGTCATCGCATACACATTCTGGAGAACCAAGATGTTCTTTTTTTTGCCGTTCAACTTCTGCGCGGATTTGTTGTATTTTATCCATAGTATTACAGTTTTTTGAGGTCGTTGTAGAGAGATTCGAGTATATCTTTTGTTTTATAAGACAAATCGAAATGAGAGTTTTTAGCTGTACTTAACGCGTTCATTTGTTCTTCACTTGGCTTCCAATGAGACTGAGGACTTAGTGATTTTAACCATTGTTCTTGACCAATAGACGAACCACACCCACGTGAAAAATCGCTAATAATAGTTTTTAACATTGTTTCATCCTCTTCACTCCACTCAGCAGGCTTCTTATGATATAAAGCATTTATTGTTTCTATGGCTTTTTGATGTTCAATCTTTCCATCATTGCTTTGATAACCTTCAACTTTTCCAAAAGTCTTTTCAAGTATATCTATTGCATAATATAGACCATCGTTATGATAGCAATTTTGTTCAATTTTTTTCAACTCCTTCTTCTTAGCATCCCATTCATAACCCGCTTCTTTCATCTTTTGAAACAAGAGGTCACACTGTTCTTTAGTTGCTGGTTTCAAGTTGTCTATACAGATACAACAAGTGCCTTTATCACCAAAGTTATCATTAACGAGAAGCGCATGATAATGGACGAGCCCTTCGTAAGGCTCATACAAAGACCAAAAAATCATTATCCACAAATCTCCTTCGTCTGTTACATAAGCAAGCACATCACCAGCCTTTGCATCTTGGATAGTCCAAAGATGATATAAACTTGTATCTAAAGGCCAATTTGCTCCTTCTCCTGTAGTACAAGAAACTTCATAACGGTTATCATTAATTGCATCAATATGCCAATATACGCCATTAGGTGAAACAACCCAATCACCAACCTTATACTTTGGTTTTAACTCTTCAGCGGGCTTTTGCTCACCTTGTTGTTCAATCCATTTTAACGTGGCATCTATTAGCTTAATATCACTACACCATGCTGGAATTTCGTTTTTCCACTGACTAAGAATATCTCGAAGCATTTTCTTTATCCTCTCATCCTCGTTTTCTTTGAGTTCGGGAAATATCTTTTGTATATCATCTACATAGATAGTCCCCGATTTTTTTACGGTGTTGAGATTTAAAATAACTTCAAGTTTTTCAAGAGCTTCTTTGTATGCTTTTTCGTAGTTCATTGTTGTTTTTTTTATAGTTGTGTATAAGTTTGCTGGTTATTTGGCTTATGTTTCCAAATATACGAATAATTATTTAATTGTTTTCTAATATTTGGTGAATAGAGTTCTGTTAAATCAGTTTTCTCAAATTCTTCATATAGTTCTAATTCGTCGTTCATATTGATTAAATTAAATTTTCTAAACAATACTTTATTGCTGCTTCACAAGCTTCCTCGTGAGTATCATAAAACACTTTTTCCGTAGGAGCAACTTCTTCAAAATCAGAATTTGTAGACTCGATAACAATACTATAACCAGAGTGTCCTCCGCAAGCCCAACCATCAAGCATTATCTGAATGTATAAATTGTGTACTTCTCTTATCCATTTCATTGTCATTTGAAGAGTAGGACAATAAATAAATCTATCTTTTACATATTGTGTCTTTTTAAGGTTAGGACAAAAATTATCTCTTATCCAATTACCACTTACCATTATTTCTTTTTCTAAGTCATAATAATAATCTGTAGGTTCATTAAAACCTTTTTCTTTTAACAGTTTAGAAGTTTCAAAACTAACATAATCCTCGGTAATTTGTGTCATAATTAAAATAGCGGCTGATGCCAAAGGTATTTGTGTCATTTTTCTCTAATTTTAATATTCATCGTACCACTCGGGGCACATTATTTTAAGGTCTTTATATTTTCCTTCTTCGTTTAGCCATGCTTGAACTTCTGGTTTGTAAGCTTTCCAACATGGTTCATATCCTTTTCTATTTATGCAACTTATACAGTTGTCACTATATCTTTGTTCTTTTGCTTGTAAATATTCAAGCTGCTCTTTTTCTTTTTGAGTCAACATTGCTTCTCAGTTTTAATGAAATTGTTTTCAATGAGCCAACATAGTAAGGAATACGCTGCTTCAATAATATCTTCGCTGAATTTTACTTCTATACAGTAATAACCAACATTCCATAGTTGACCGTGTGCCCTAATATTAAAGTCAGCAGAAATCCTATTCTTTTGGATAAACTTCGGCATCAACTCAAGCATTGCTGAAAGAGACCAAGCTCGAACATGTCCTTGTCCATAGCAACCCCTCCAATCTCCTGCATGTAGTTTATAATCTCCGTATTTTAACCCAGCAAGTAAATCTTGCACATAAGTCATATCTGCCGTTTTGGGATTCAAGCCAAGCTCCAATAGATGCTTTGATTGCTCAATTGTTGTTGCTATCATTGTTGTTCCTCCTTTTCAATTACATAATGATCCGTTTCAAATTCTACTTTAATACATTTCTTTGGACACTCATATCTCATGATCATAATAATCGGATTTGGATCCACGCACACATCCCTAGACCCAAGCCGTTCGATTTCTCTTTCTCTAGAATAATCATCAATATCTCTTGCATAGCAACCAAGACGACTTCCGCATACTGGGCATACAATTTTCTCTTCTACAATGATTTCATCATTAGGAAGATGAAAAATCAAACCTTTCGGCATTTTCATATACTTTTCTCCGATCTCCATTATAAGTCCTCCTTATATGTCTGCTTCATCATTCGTTTCTTCAATCCCTTCGCCGTCAAACTCAAATGTTGGTATAAAAGACGGATTGCTATTAGCGTATTTTTCAGCCAATTCTATTGCAGAGTATTCGTCTGTTGCCTCTACAACAACCGATGCTCTTGATACTAAATCTACTCTGTACTTCATATTATTTCTCCTTTATTTTTAGAAGTTTGTCTTTTTTAATCTCGGTTCAATCTTCTCGTACACATACATTGCAATCCACGTTCCTGCGAAGTTTGTCGCTGCTTGCACGCATATTGCAACCCATAAATCCGCTTCCGCAATAAACTTCACCACTATTGCTGAAAAGGTGTAACAGATGCAGTTCGCCACCGAAGCAATCATCTTCGTGGACTTGATGATAAGTATGCTCCTCAGAATGTGGAGAAACACATTCGCGAAAGCCACTACGATGTAAAGTGCTATACTCATATTCAGAATTTTTTCATCCGTATCTCAGATGCCAGACTTTGGATTGCCTTCGCAATCTCAAACAAAGCCTTCGTCCTCTCTTTGTATTCCTTGCGTTCCAATTCGTCCATCGCTTATTCCTCCATCATGTACTGAGTTCCACAATAGGTACACTTGTACAAGCCATTGGTATAGGTCACATTCGTGCTACCGCAGGAGGTGCAGACGAGTCGGAGTTGGTGCTTCGGTTTGTTTTCCTTTACACTGACCGGCGTGTTGTCTGCTATCATTACCCAGCCGTCACCGACGATATACATATAGTCTTTGCCATCCATCATATAGATTGTATTGACATCGGCTATAATTGGAAGTTCGTTAACGATCGCTTTCATTATAGGCTGTGTTTCTGCGAAGAATTTTTCCACCATCTTTTTCGTTTCTCTTTCTGGTTTACTGACAAATTGTTCGCCAAAGACTTCGTTGCAATAAATCTGTCCACACATAGAAATTGGGAATGTGAGTAATGTAATCAACAATGCTTCTATTATCGTGTTGTAATACCACACAAGTCCAAAGAAGAGCAAGGTCATAGCCAAAGGTACCAAGAACCAGTTCAAGAATGTTTTCATCGTCTAATAATTTTGCGGGTTCTTCGACAGAGACACGATAACTGCTTTCTCGTCAACAGCGTAGATGATGTTGGTTACGGTGATAGCATCGCAGGCGTAGCAGTCGTTTTCGCTTTTTCTAGCACAATAGATGTACGGGCAGTCATCGCACCTGTTGTTTCGCCAGCATTTCTTCACCACATCGGTAAGTTTATCCTCTGCTTCTTCCGAGCACCAGAATTTTTCACCAATACGCGGAACAAACGGAATTTCAACCTCATCAACATACTCGTCGTACAGCGCGTCGCAATCACCAAGCCTGAGTTTTGTTTTCCAGTTTTCCATAATTCATAGTTTAGATTTGTTTGTTGTTTACGGCTGCAAAATTACAACTTATTTCAATACGGTGAACAAAAAAATTCAGTTTTTTATCAAAAAGTTGGTTTTGGAAAGAAAAAGAGGGGTTTATCGCCCCTCTTTCGCTAGTTGCTCGTTTCGCAGTCTTGTCTGCAAATCCTCGATTTCAGATCGTAGGAATCCGACGGACTGGTTGTTGAGTTTCTTCTGCTCGATGTGGTTTTTCTCGCAGAGTGCCTTGAACGTGTTTCGGTTCTTCACGCCGAGTATCTTCATAGCCTTGTCGTAGTTGACCAGACTGTATTTGTCGTAATACCCCTGGCTTTCGGAATTGAACCTGGACAGCATTGCCGCTCCTTCTGCTTCGGAACACTGGTCGTTGTCAATCATCTCAATGCCGTGAGCCAGGATACTGCGGATGTGCTTGAGAAATGGTTTCTTTGATAAGTCTTTCACGTCTTTTGAGTTTTCGTACTTTGATGTAGTGGATTATGGCAAGTGTTATAGTGGTGAGCAGACCGATTCCGACCAAGGCGACAGGAAGAAAAACAATGCAGTTGTATGGCAAGAAGTCGAACAACTCGTCCGCTGATACCATAGCGTCAGACAAACAGATTCCATACGCTGTCCACCTCATGTATTTACAGTGGTACTTGCCTTGAACGGATATGCAGATGCAGACACACAATTCGAACAAGACCGTATAGGTGTGCGACCATAGGTTGATTCCATATGCGACCGCAATTATGTGGCACAGACCCATATATATCGCCACAAAGAGTATTGTGAGGCGTATGAATAACTTGCTCATTTCTTCATTGATACCCTTACCGCAACAGCCTTGTTCAGCATTGTGTTCTGTATGTTACGCTTCGGCTTGACTTTGGCTTTCGTCTTTGCCTTGGCCTTCGGTTTTCGTCCTCTTTTCGCCATTGTTTATGCCATTACGACGTTCATACTCTTTTCCTTCTTTTTCCAAGCCGGCAGCGAAGTTCTCCATCAACTCGTTCATCGACTGGATGAACTTGTCATATTCCGGATTCTCCGTTTCCTCGGTTGGCACTTCTCCGTTCTCCTGCAGATACACCAGGTACCCGGTTGCCATCGTAGCGATGTTGTAAGTTGTGAACGGATGTGAGAACACGAACAGCGGGAGACGGAATATCATCTCCACGGCGTTCTTTGCAAGTTCAACATCTTCGCCTTTTTCGTCACTCATAAGCAGTTCCATGGAACCACAGGCGGAGAGAAGTTTCTCGTCAACGACAACCGTATAACCGCCCTTGTAGTGGATTAGATAGCCGTTGCGTGTCTTGCATACCTTGTAAAAATCAAAGTCTTTTTCTTCCTCGATTTCATTTTTTCCAACGTGAACAGTGCTTTCCAGGTCGTGCTGGAAGATTTCTTCCTCTGTAAGTTTGTCCAGGAGTTCGCGTGTCTTGATTGGGTCGGAACTTAAACCGACAAGTTCCTCTCTGATTTTGATAATGTCTTCTGTCATATCTTTGGTATTGTTATTTCTAAATAAGTTGGAGGCTGCACATTATATCCCTGTGCCTGGAGTTCACGCACAGCCTCCTTGATTTGTTCGTATGCCTTATCGAATGTTATGGCGCTCATTGGTTTAATTGCAGATAGATACCGGCTCTGATGACTTCCTTGTTGAGTTCGTCCATTGTCATATCTTCGAGTTTGGACTCGTCTAGATACGGCAGGTGGCAGGACTTTAGGAATGCGATGCGTGCCGGCTCTTTCTCTTTTGCCGTGAACTTCTTGATATACTCCTTTTGGAGTTTGGTGTAGGGATAGACCTCGACGATTTCGACGATTGCATAGGTGTCGCCGTTGATATAGGTCACAGTCGGTTGCTCGTCAAGAACGTAACGCTTGACAATGCCGTAAGCGATGCTGTTGTTCGCGAGTCTGATTTTTGCTACGCCGGCGAGCCACACGGATTTGTCGTCAGCGGGCTTCGGCAGTTCTGCAAGATGTGCGGTGTTCAGCACGTCCGCTATAAGTTCTTGTTCTTTTTTGTCCATTGTATTCTAATTTAATTGGTTAAATCGTGGCAAAGATACAAATTATTTTATTCGTCCGCGTCTCCTGTTGAACTTTTCATCATTGCGCCGATGGAGCGGTTGGCGAAAGCCTCAATCTGGTTGGCAGACATTCGCTTGATGTCCTTGTATGGGATGTACTTCATAAGGAAATGGGAAAACTTGCCTTTTCTCTCCCGGTAGGCGAAAGCACGGAACCACAGTTGGATTTCGTCATTATATAGTTTAATGTCGTTGTCCTCCAGAGGTATAACCACGGCTTTCACCTGGCGACCATAAAGGTCTATGTCAGCCATCTGCACGCCGATAAGAACATTCAAGCATATCTTACCAAGATAGTGTGCCATAATTACAAAGTATTGATATTCAGAAGATTCTAGAACGGAAGATCGTCAACGTCTTCGTTATTGAAGTTCTCGTTCGTCGGTTGTGCCTTACCAGATTTTGCTGCCGGCTTCTGGTAGGTGTATTCCTCCTCTTCCTGCTTTTGTCCTCCGAATTCCTTGAGATTGCCAAGAATTGGAGTGGTGATACGTTCGCCAGTCTGTTTCTCTTGCTCTTGCTCTGCTTTTGACTTTGAGCGAACACACCTGTGGGTGCCATACTCGTTGCCTGGTGTCTCAAAGCAGGCAATGTCAAGGTAACAACCTTTCTCGCCTTCGAAAATCTGGTTTTCTTCGATAGGAATAACAAGACAGCGCTTTGGTTTGCCGCTTTTGCCAGTGAGAGTAATCTTTCCGAAACCGCTCAACTTGGAGAGGTCTAATCTGAAGTTGTAATTAGCCATAACTTAATGATTTTAAATGTGTTAATAGATATCTTCGTTTATTTGTTTAACTATGCGAATATGCTTTTTGTATAGATAGAAGAAGAGCGCCGCCTTGAACTTGAAGAGGTCGGTCTCGTGCCCCTTGAAATCCTCTACGACTTCTTCTCCTGTTTTGTTGACTGTGTAGACAAAGTCAGCTTCGTAATAATGAGCCGGTTGCACGACCCTTGTAACAACCTTGTCCTTTGTCTTTAGGTGTTTGACTTCTTGTTTTGTGATTTGCGGGATAATTTCGATGTTAACATGGTGTCTTAAATTGGAAATCTCTCCAGCTTTTTCCATAAGTTTAAGAAAACACCAGCGCCTGTATTCGTTTTTTCCATCAAATGTCATTCCATTTACCGTAACAGGTTCGTTCCCATATTTATTTTTCTTATTTTGGTTTTTCCAAGTCATATCTCAGTTTTTCATCTAATTTAGTTGTTTCCCTGTTTTCTATGTATATGATGTCAGCAAGCATAAGATATTCTATTTTTGAAGCAAGTGCTCTTTGTATGACATCAATTGTCTCTTCTGCTTCATCAAATATCTTTCTTACAATATCGTCAGGTTCCATTTTATTCTTCTTTTACCAGTTCATATTCTGCGTTTTTTACAAGTTCTATATAGTCATGGATGTCAGCATGAATTGTTTTATGGACTTTAATACGCTTTTCGTGAAAGAGTTCGTTCATAATAGCCCTAATGTCCTTGTCAACAGCCGAAAAAAATTCGGATTTTGTTATCATGTTCGGCTCAACATTCTTCAGCCGTTTAGCCTTCTCAGTCTGCATTTCGTCGAGTTTATTGACGATATATTTCAGGAGGTCGTTGTTCATAGGATGTTTTGTTTTCCGAGTTTAAGGAAGTCTTTCGCGATATGTTCGCCCCATTCGAGCATTTCCTTGTTCAACAGCGAGTTTGTTCCTTTTATAAAGTGCATTGACACCCAACGTGTTATTTCCTTCTCAATGTCGTATGGATGCGGATTGTCGATTTTGTAGTAGTACCAGTCGATGAGTTTGTTCGGATTCATCTCCTCTGCCTTCTTGCACATATTGTTGTAGAGGGCGTCGCTGATGATATGGCAGTCCTTTATCCTGTCGGCAAGAACGGCGTACTGGTATTCCGGGAGTTTCTTGTTGATGTCCTCTGTTGGCATTTCCTTGAACATCTGCAATGTCTCTGCTATCTTGTCGTAGCCGCCGAAGGATATGCTTGCGATGTCGCCTTCTGTTTCGCCCCATTTTTCGCCGATGGCGAAGAGCAGACCGTCATAGAACAGGGCGTATGTGAAGAAGTCCTCCTCGTCGCGTGACTTGACGATGGTAATATGTTTCTTGTACCAGTCGGTGAATCGCTTGATAAGTTTGTCGTTGTTCATAGTTTGTGTTTTAGAAGTCGTCGTTTTCAATTTTGAACACATCTCCTTTGTGTGCCACAGCAACGTTCTGGAAATTACAGTATTCTTTCACCGTTTCCACGGCGTGTTTCTCGTTTATGTTCGTGCTTGACAGGTGTATAAGTACAACTTGTTTGGTGCTGACCGATATATTCTGTTTGCAGAACTCACAGCAGTCTTTCAGTCCAAGGTGGTATTCCGGGTGAGCCATCGACACGTCGTGCCTGTCGATATTGTCAAGAAGCGTGTCTTCGTCGTGGTTACATTCGACCAGGATTGCGTTGATATTCTTGAAACGGAGGCTAACCCCGGTAGTATCGGTAAGGAATAGTATTCTTTCATTTATTGGAGTGGTTATGAGAAAACCGTAATTTGGGACATTGTGTGGCGCTTTGAAGGTTTGGATGGTAAAATCCCCTATCTTGTTTGCATAATTGCTCTTGATGGGCTTAAAAAACGGAAGGAAGCCTTTTTCTTTCAAATCCTCAATCACCTCTTCATGGCAGTATATGTCGAAACCCCTTCTTAGAAACTCTTTTGCTGTTGAAGGGTTGATATGATCACCGTGCGAGTGCGTAAACACACATCCTGCTATCGAAAAGAGTTCATCGGATGAAAGTTGGTCAATATAGTCATAGAACCTGCAGCCAAGTTCCAAGATAAGAGTTTGGTAACTTGATTTGAGGATAAGCCCGTTCCCGGATGAGCCAGAACCGATAATACGTATTTCGGTCATTCACTTCTTCGATTTGGCGACTTTCTCCATTGCCTTAGCCTCTTGTTTGAGGTTGTTGGCGCGTTCCTGCGCGACCAGCTGTGCTGCTTTAAGGCGTTCAGCGTCCTCTTGGATTACTTTTGCTTGTGCGAGGCAGTATGCATCATCTTGGGCACGCCATTGTTTCTGTTCCTTTGTAAGTTTCTGTTTTGCCATAGTATTACGTTTTTAAAAGTTTAGGTGGTGTGGTGGGATTCGAACCCACGCCCTTCTCGCTTGTCTGCCAGATGTTCTTTTCCAATGCCGGCCCTAAACTATCACACCAATCCGTGATTTACTTGTTCTTCTTCTTGAAGATTGAGAAAATCTGTTCGAGGAGTCTCCAAATCTCCTCGCGGTCGTACATCTTGTTTGCGCACAGTCCGCAACCGAGACCGACCAAGGCGGCTTTAGTCCATCCTTGCCACTGGTTTACGTCTCCAATCTCTGCGAAGAATCCGAGTTGGAAGCCGAAGCCGACGCAGGCAAGAGCAATGCTCAATACCCACGAAAGGATGAGTTTTGTTGTGCTGTTCTGAATTTTGAACAACTTGTTGATTGCCTCGATGATAACAATCGAGCCACCGACGAATGCCACAAACGTGGCAAACATTGTCGCAATTGTTGTAACTGTTGTCATAGTGTTAGATATTAAGGGTTAGATTAAAATTCGTCGTTGTCGTTTCCTTCAGGTTCGGCGGTTGCTTCTTCAGGAGCCGCCTCTTCCTGTGGTTGCTCAATCTGAGCCGGTTCACCGGCGTTGTGCTGCTGCTCAGTACCAACCTCCTCGAAATCGGTGAATGAGTTCTCGTTGCTTCCACCGTCCTCTTGTGAAGGGATGTCGTCGTCAGGCGCAATCATATTCGGGTCTGGCGTGGCGTTGATGACCTTATTGCAGCCTGAATTGTAGATGGTTTTCAGAATCATCTTCTCATCAAAGTCCTTGTGAGTCTGTAATGATTGGGAGCTCGATTTGCTCCAAGCCTTCATAATCTGCTTGCGAGTCATCACATACAACTCTGGCTCTCCGTCAGCACAAGGCAGATACATGTATGCACCTACAAATTCCTTGTCCAAGTTTTCGAGTTTCTGCTCGTGCTTGACCAACTTCATCTTGCCGTTCTCTGGGTTGATAGAGTACTCGAACACGTCGCCTTCGCGAATGGTGTGCGCAACCGGAGACCAATCCGGGTAAAGCCTTTTAACCTGGAGGATTTTACCGAAGTAAGATGGTTGGAAACATAGTTTGTCTCCTCTTACAATAAAATACCCTTGATTAAGGCTGACATCCATCCCGTATATAACCATCTTAAACAATGATTTCTGTATTGACACTGTCGTACAGACTTCAAGTGCGGGTCTCTTGTTCTTGTCAACGGTTTCTTGTAACACAAGCATACTGGCTTTTACTGCATTTACAGCGGAGTAGCCCTTGGGTAATACAAATCCAGCATCACAAAGTTGATTCACTCTTTCGAGAACCATAGTCCCGACATCTTTTTTAGCAATTGGTTTGTTTTCTGACATAGTGATTTAATTTTAATCGGTTATTTCTACATTATAATTCATAAGAGCATTGTATATTCTATCGTCAACAATGCCTTTGTATTTATTTGCCATTTCTTTGATATATTCTTCTCTCTCTTCTTTATAAGCGTAAAAAGCATCGGTTGGATTGTCAAAATATCCTATAAATTTCGGTCTCCCGTGATAGGACATAGTAGCAAGATATTTGTTTTTCCTTTTATCGTATTGAACACCTATGGGGAGGTTGCCTCTATATTTTCCCCTTTTACTCATCAGATTGTTCAGTTCGTGAGAAATGTAAGCACACGTCTCTGGAGAATAAACCTTATTTCCTTTACGAATAATGTCCTTGTCTAACGAAAATCCATCCTTGTGATTACGCTTCCACCATTCATAAAAGTTTGAGAAGGTTTTCCATTCTTCACACACCGTACAACCTTTATAAGAAGGAGTCCTTTTGTGAAACAGAGGGTCATAACATCTTTGCAGCATAGAGTTCCAATCCACATAACAATCATGTTTCTCGTTTCCTTTTGCGGCGATGTCACAGAACCCAACACCATATACAAGTTTTCCGTTTTCTCTAGTGTTCTTGTCAATTTTGCAAAGGGAACAACCAACCTTAAACATCCTATCCAAGCGTTGGGATGTCTCTCCGTGTACTGGGCAAATAAATTTCACGAAAGTTCTCTTGTGCCCATTTGGTTCTACTACAAGTTCTTTTCCTATAACAACAATATCAACGCCAAACACCTCACGGTATCTGTCCTCAATTTGTTGCTCGTTTAGAAACTCTCTTTTCTTCATTTGTTTAACAACTTGTTTATTGTTGTAATGTCTTCTTTCATTTTAGTGTCGGATTTCAAAGCCACTTGAACTTCCGCTACGTTTCTGTAAGCCAGGCGCTCGGATATTTCAAAGGCGTTGGCTATGTCGTAAACCTTAACGCCTTCTGCGTATAACAAGTACATCAGCACACGCTTTGCCGCGTCTATTGGATAGCGGCTCTTGTGTGAGGTGTACACTTCGTTTGGATCTACCTTGTAGAATTCGCAAACTGCATTCTCGATTATTTTTTCTTTCTCCATAACGGCTGCAAAAGTACAAATAATTTTCTAAAGTGGAACAAAAAAGTTCAAGTTTTTAATATCCGAATAATGTTTTTAAAGTTTCAGTGTTGTCTGGTGCTACCTCCATCTTCAATCCGTACCTGCGGCTTCTTATTGTCGTTCTTACGCTTTTGCGATGATGGAAGTTTCTTAGATGTTTTTTCCTATCAAAGTAAATGCTTTGGTTTATGATTGATTCAACACTCATATCAGAATAGTTTTAGTTGTTGTCAAAAAGGGGTGTCAGTGTCGTTTTGGAATTGTCCCCAATATACATCGTCATCTTGTGTTGATTCTTGCGGCATATCAAAGTTGGGATTTGGAGCGATGAATGTCATTGGCGTTTCTTCTTGTGGAACGGTATATTCTTCATACCGCTCTTCCCAGTCGTAATGCATTTGTTCTGCTTTTGAGTTCTTGAAGCGCTTTGTTTCAGGCTCGTAGTACAATCCTATCACAAAGTCTACAACGCCATAGTCGCGGTTCTTCGCTACTTCGATGATATTGCTGTAGTCTTCAAGTATAAGTTTGTTTGTACGTTCCTTCCCCCAAAACTCCGTTGCCCGTTTCTCAAAATCGTCTCCTACACGGTGGATAAGCAGCACGTTCCAGACGATGTTTGTAAGGTCGGATGTTCCGCTGATACTCTCTTTGCGAAGTAGTTGGAAGTTCGCTTCCTTTCTAGGGTGGGCTATGATCAGAATATGAATCTTGTACTTCTTCGCCAATTTGTCAAGTTCCAACATCAGGTCTTTCTGCTTCTCGTTCATTGTGCCGACAAGATTGTCAAGTGACAAAGCCATAAGGTTGTCAAGCAACACGAGTTTTAGACCATATTTTTTGATAGCCTCTTCTAAATCGGCAAGAATCTGCTTGCTATTGCTGCCGTAGTTATTGTTGTAGATAACAACACGCTCGTCAATCCAACTTTCAATCTTTTCTATCACGTCATCATTGACCTCGTATGCGTTATCCCTGCCTTCGATTTTTGTCACGTTCTGCTTCCCTGCTGCGGTTTGGCAAATCCATGACTTGATGCGGTTCGCCGGCAACTCTCCACTCCAGAGACCGCTTGGAATGTTCCGTTGCGCGGCGTTGAGAATAATCTGGTTGAGGATTGCGGTCTTGCCAGAGGCGTTGATGCCAGAAAGCAAGGTTGTCTCGCTTTCGAATAAACCTCCTATGGATTTGTCAAGCGCGTATATACCAGTCTTGATAGAGAACCGCTCGCTGTCCTTGACCATCTTGATATCGCGAAGCGTAAGCCATTTCTTACCAAGTTCCTCGCTCTCTTCCTTGATTTCAACCTCTTGTGGGATAGAATACTTTTCGTAGTATCTTTGCTTGTACTGGAACTCGCGATAGTCTTTCTTTTCGTATGCATCTGGTTCAAACATTTTGCGCACATCCTGCCATTTGTAGTGGGAACAGGAGTTGTGCATACAATGATATGCCAAAGCACCATTGCTTCTTTGGAATATTACGGCATCTTTGCCTTTGTGTTGTTCGTTGAATACGCAATGATCAAGAACATACTTGGTTCCATCAGCGACACTTTCGGTTTTGTAGTTTATCCCGTGTTTATTAAGGAACGATTCAAGGTCAAATCGTTCTGTGGAATAATGATTCTCTTTGTTTGGTTTGACCTCGTCTTCTGGATAAAGATTGGCTATTTTCTCGAAATACTCTCTTGGTGTTGGTTCTATTTCGCTTGGGTATTTGAGAATTTTGCACATACGCTGAGGACGGTCGACACTCAAAGCGCTTCCCTTTCTGGAGAAGGTAGACGGCAACTTTGCAATACGTCCCAAATTAAAAACCTTGGAGTCTACTTCAACCTGATCGTCAGAGAAAAGCATACCCATAGCGAGAGTGAATCTCTTTATAAGGTTTGTGTTCTCCTCAGAGTTTTTCAACTTACAAGGTATGTATAAATGATAAGAGTTAGCCGAGTCAACAACAATAGGTTCGTTGAACCCCTCCGCTTTAAGATACCTATATATCTTTAGTGTTTTCTGGTGTGCAATTTCTTTCTCCTCGTCTGTCGAGTTTACATTAGCAACTTTCTTGCAGTCTATATCAAGGAATACAAAAACTCTACCTACAACCTCGGCATCCGATGTCGTGTTCTTTGGGTTTTTTAGCATCTGTTCGCATTGAGGGCGACCGTGCAGAGCATCGTTTATCGGATTGATTGTAAAGTATATGTTCTGGTCTATATGGGCATCAACGTCTCGTATAATGTTGTTTATGTCCTTATAATAGCCACTGTATGTTACTTTGTCTCCAACGACACGTAATTCTACAAGGTCACCGTCATTTTTAAACAGGTGCCACCAGAGGTATAGTTGTCGTTTTTGTTCCTGGGTTAACATTTCTGTAGTCTTTTTATAGTATATCCTTTATATGAACCGTATTTATATATACCATGCATAAAGTTTCCATATTTCTTTTTCGTTCATCATTGCCACCCTCCGTCTCTATCGAATGGCAAATCCGTTTGTCCGACCTTGATGCCGTAGTCCTTCCATTCGATGTTTTCAAAATACCTTGCCATCACACCTTGCCAGTTGCGTTCGACAGCGATACGGACTACATCGTCGGCAGAGACTCCGTATTCGTCCATAACCAATTTCATTTGCGAAGCTACGGTCTTGAATGCTGTTTCTGTCTGCGCGGCTTTTTTTGCTTTCCTGACCTTAATCCAGTCGTCGGCGGTTTGAGGCTTCACGCCAAGGCTGATGAGCGCATTCTTGAACATAAAGCGAGATGAAAATTGAGAAGGAGCAAAGTCTTTTGGTTCGACATTTACGTTCTCATAGTCGAATTGTTTGTTCTCTTTCTTCTCGAAGAGATAAACATAGCAATGATTGTCTGGGTTGTATGTAAATCCGACAATCGAGAACCCGCGACTTTTGTATTCCATAAGCATAGGCTCTTTGAGAAGGTCTTTCTCTAAGATGAAATAATCAAATTGTTTTTCTTCCATATTCTGTTCGTTTAAAACAACATCCCTCAACGTACTCGCCACTTGCTCTTGGTTTTCCGTGAGGGATGTATGTTATATTGTTGTATTGATGGTTAATGAGCAAGACACCATCAACTATTATTTTCACGCCGCAAAGGTACGGACTTTTCCTTGAACCAAACAAGAAAAATCGTAAATATTTTTATTTGTGTTGATTTACAATGATTTACAACACAAAAATACTTCGTGGTATCAAAATGCCTATATACGTAGGTTTGCAACCGTTACGTAACGCAATAAACGGATTTACTAACCTCTTAAACACTTATCATTATGTCACTTGAACTTAATGACCTTATGGCTCTGAAAAGCCTCGATGGAGGAATGAGCCCCTATGAGCAGACCAAGTTGTCGATGATGGAGTCGAAGCGCCCGAACGGTGCAAGCACCACTGGTATTGTCCTTGGTTCGGTCGGCACGGCTCTCGCCGTCGGTGCCTGGATCTTCGCTCCGCTGTTCGCCAATGCCCGCTCTAAAGAAGCCCGCGAAGCAGCTTATGCCGCCAAGGATGTCGCCAATGCCAACTTCAATGGTTTGGCTAACCTTGTTGCCGCCAACAACCAGAACACCAACGCCACTCTCGACCGTCTGATTGGCACTCTTGCCACCGAACGCGCCGAGCGTATTGCTGGTGACGTGACGCTGACGCAAACCGTCAACGACACTCAGACTGGTTCACAAGCCAGCCAGTTGACCGCACAGCAAGCCGCTGAACTGAGCTCTATCCAGAGCGTGCAGCAGAATCTGTTGAACCAGGCCATCATGGGCAATCTCTCCGAGAACCCGCAGAAGGTGCAGATTTATTCTGCTCCTCAGCCTTGTGGGTGCCCTGGTTGCGGATGCAACGGCTAAAACAAACTAGGGCGGGTTGGCTCGTTCACCCGCCCTTCTTTCAAAACCATCTACAATGTTTCGCAAAAAGAAGAAGAAAATGGAAAGGCTGATGAACATGATGTCCGGATTGAACATCGCTAGCAAATCCTCGCTCAAGCAGTTCTGCTTGATAGCGACCCAATGCAATGTCGATGATGCGGAAAGGTTATACAATGTCCTCATCAAGGATATGGACGACCTGCCGATGTTTGACCCGGTGAGACCCACCGTGATGCAGAACGTGAAGTCAACCGCTGTAGACATCTTCTCGTTTTTCAAGGAGAACAAGGAGGAGATAGCACAGGGTCTTGACTTCATCAAATCCGCTTTCTCAAAGGGGACTATCCAGGCTCCTGCCGCACCACCTACTTCACTTCCACCAATAAACTGATAAGCCATGCAAGGATACGAGATAAAATTCAACATATACGCTGATAGCGAGGAAGAAGCGGCGGTTGCCAGGAATGCAATAGTCGGCTTCATCAACGAACACGCGACGCAAGGTCGTGCAGTGACCGGCAGGAAGATTGCCGAAGCACTTGGAAGATGGAAAGATAATCCGCTAGTAAGAAACAAAATTATCCAATACCTGAGTTGATATGGAAAACCAATTCACTTGCTCCGGGGACTGCCTGAAATGCAGTTTTCAACAACGGGTCTACTGCTCTGCCCAGATGTCACGCAATATGCTTGACGTTCTGGAAGATATCCGCCAGCGCCTTGACAGGATTGAGAAAGCCGGCGCAGAACAAGAAGGGCTCTTCAACCCGATGAACAACGAAGTCGAAGCGGAAGCCGAGACGGAAGTCGAACAACAAACTGTTTGAACAGCACAATAAGGCGGCGGTGCAGAGAATAGGTCGCCATCATAATAAACCTCAAACAACTAGAATTATGTCTTGCAATTGTAAAAACGGAAAGACCGAGATTGACTTTCTTACTCTCGTTCCAGGCGGCGAAGCCGCAGACGCTAACTATGTGTTGAACCTTACGCACTACACTTGCGGAAACAGGAAGATTTGCGCCAACGGATTTATGCCGATTACAGCAGACCTGAAATATCAGGTTATGGGTACGCCCCAAGACCTGGGTAACGGTATATTCTGCTGTGATGTGCTCTGCACTGGTACAGTAACCTATATGCCGTACAAGTGCGGTCAGCAATGCCAGTGCAACCAGTGCCCGGTCACTGAGAACATTTTCTGTTCAATGTGTGTCCCGTGCTCTTCTGCTGCGGTGCCAACGATTACGGCGGGTAATGCTGTCGCAACTCCGACGAACTTGACAGACTGCTGCAACATCACCAATGCCGTTGGTATTGCTGCTTCGTTTAACGTCGCAACCGCGTAAGATTATGAACTGGAATGACATTGCGATGATAATGGTGTCATGCACGCTGGCTAACCACATGGGGTTGATAGAGGCAGTAGAAAGTGTGATAAAGCACAAACTGCCGATAATAAACTGCTGTAAATGTGCTAGTTTCTGGTGTGTTTTGATTTATTGTCTTATCACGACTAGAAGCGTTATACCTTCCGTCGCGGTGTCATTCCTTTTCGCATATCTTGCCGTATGGTTTGAACTTGGACTAGGATTACTTGATAACCTATACAATCGTATTTATGAAAGTGTATTTACCGAAAAAACAACAGACACCGAAAATTCCGAAACAACGGTGCCCTAAATGCAAATAATATGAACAAAGAAGAAATAACACAGAAATTCCGTTCGCTTTACGACTATATGTCGGTGTCGAACGAGCCGAAGTATATGATGCTGTTCGGCGACGTGATGAAGGATATGATGAGGTGGATGATTGACAACAAGCCAGAACTTGCAGAAATGGAAGTTGAGAAACTGGAGGCCATCAAGTGGAAACAATACCTAACCAGGAACGAGGCTTCAAACATTGTCAACAACATGAAGCCTGCCGCTCCGTGGGATTACACCACCTGGGAGAAGGCAATGAGAGACTTGAATCTCGAATGTGAGCGCGAAGGCGTGTTCAACAAGTACGCTATGTGGTGTACTATGAACCAGATTTACACCGATTTTGGTGAGACCATTGCCAAGACACTCAAGATGCCCATTATGAACATCCCCGCAGAAACGATGGTGCCTATTGTCCACGAGATGGCACTTGATCTTCTTCTGGATAAGGACGGTGCTTTCCAGATAAGAAAATACCACTTGTCAAAGTGAACCGCGTTGCTCAATATTACAAAACGAAGGCTCTCTTGGATTACCTTGAGAGCCTTTCTGAAAACGAGAAACATTTGTTGATGCAATATATCAACCTTGGTGAAAAAACGTCTTATATCGAAGAAAAACAGCCTCAGAAACAATATTCCTTTCTTCGCGGTGTTGGTGAAAACATAGTTGGCAACGCACTATGGGATATTCCTATTTGGGTATTACAGAAACTGCTTTCTCGTCTCTAGCCTTTCTTTCCGGGTAACGCTCGTCATACTCCTTGTCTATTTCCTTCATAAAAGCAAGGTAGTCAAAGCCGGGGTCGTGTTTCTTTATGATTTCTATAAGCCTATGCCGTTCAATTTCGTTGTAGTCGGCACCTTCGACCATAACCATATAAAGGCGCTCATTGGCAAGAGCAAGTTCTTTGAAAACTTTGGCTTGTTTTTCAGCCTTTTCCTTTTCGATTTTCATCTCCTGGTAGGTCATATCCTGCCCTTTGCCGGAGAGTTCCATTTGGATATAGCGGCATTTGTCCTCAAACATCTTGCGCCATTCCCAGGCAGTTCTTCTCCAACTCGCCATATTGTAGTAAAACTTCTCGCCGAGTTTCAGTTCCGCGTCTGTGTATTTCCTATCGTGCAGCCTCGGCGCTTTCTTTATCGTTGAGATGGTTCCGTCGTCAAGGATATAGACCAGACCGGCGTATCTCGGCACCTCGGAATCAGACACGAGACCTTCTGGGACGGCGTAGTAGAAATAGTTCGGTCTCTTGTAATAGTCTGTGAAATACCAAGGACAATGTCTTTTACAATGGATCTCCCATACGTTAATGTCTGGAAACAACTTTGTGTTTGCATCGTGAAACTCGAAGAAGCGCGGCAGATGATGCTCTCCTGAGTATACGTCGTCGAGAATCAGATGCTTGTCAACCTTGTGTTTGAAGTCGTTCTTGAAGTCGGCTCGGCTTATCTTTATTTCGAACTCGTATGCGTATCCGCTTTTTGTGAAAAGCAGTTTGTCTGATTCCCAGGCAAAGACATAAAGCCCGTCAAGGTCGTACTTGATGCTTGCCGGAACGAAGAAGTTGTAGGAAAGCAGGTGTTGTATCTTCTGTTCTGTAAATTCTGTTTTCATAGATCAAGTGTTAGTTGTTCTTCCTGTTTGCGGAGATAACTGGCGCAGTTTTCGCACTCTGGAGGATCGCACCAGAACGGGGAATACCACAGACAGTCATCCTTCTTCATATCAGCACAGAGGTTTGAATCCGATGATTTCACAGTTTTTGAACATACTGGTGCTGTAAGAAATGGTGTTTCTCGCCGGCTGACCGTTTTTGCAGATTTTGTGACACATAACAGAATATTCGCCTCTATCCGCTCCTACAATTTGAACGGTGCCAAAATTAGGGATGTTGACGATAGTCCCTGGTTCCACATCATAGGTGTTGCAGAAGTCAAGGAATTTCCTTTGGCGTTTCTCTTCGTATAATGCGGAAAGTCGCTTGTTAGCCCTGTCCAGATCAATCCTTGCTTGCTCGATGTCTTTTTGTATTTCGTGTAATTCTCTCATTATACTTGTTTTTGAAATTCTAACAACATTGGCTTTACCGCGTTTTCAAACAACCAGATGGCACCAGAATAAAAGTCTTCGAATGACTTCTTTCCTTTGCCCTTCTGCAGGCTGTATTCAAACGCTGCTTTTCTGATTGCGTCATAGTTTGGTGTGATTTCAACTTTTGATTCTTTAGGATCTGCTGGGTCTACAAACACAACTCTGCCTTCTCCAACAGACTCCGTTTCTTGAGACTCGTTTTCCAGTTTTACTTTGATTAGTTCCATAATTCATTCTTATTTAATGATTATTAGTTTTATTTTATCGCCTTCGTTGAGCTGACGTTTCGGGATGGCGACATAAGCCATATCTCCATCATCGGCATCATTCTGAATAACGGTGGTGGTGATAGCCTCTTTCATCATCTGCTGTTTTGCATTCTTGAAACCATCCGAATAACCTTTAACATAATCCTTTGGATATTCAAGATTCTCCAAATCCACATCATCAATATTATCTATATCAATGTCTTCGGATTGTAAATCTTTTCGCTTCTGCCAATTGGCACCGGCTTTGAATGTTGCTATTATATTGTTTTCTTTATAAGCTCGTCTCCAACCAATTCCATCTGTAATAATAAGAACATGTTCAATACTTTCAACATAGTTATTTGCCGCTTCCTCTAAATCCTCGCTTATGGGTTCTTCAACATTGGAAAGGATTGGTTCTCCTTTCATTTGCGCAATAATTTCATCAGCGGTCTCTCCACGGTGGGCTTCTGATAATGCTTTGACTTTTTCGTCCAACTCTGCCATTGCTGCGTCTGTGTCTTTTTTCGTGGAAATCAATGGAAATCCGAAGTCAACTTTTGGGGAAATTTGGGGAAGTTTCGGGAAATTTTCCTCTGTTTGCTCAGGCAGCGAGTCAATGAAAGTAATTAGCTCGTCAAGGTTTATATCTCTCTGTTCGCCAAGTCTTTGTCTTAACGACTGAACCTTTTGTCGGATTATTTCTCTGTCATTCATCTTCATCATAATCGTCGTTTTTAATCATTTCGTTTAGTGTTTCCACGAGTGTTTTGTAGCACTCTATTACATATCTATTCGTTTTTATTGATTATATGCAATTTTCATTTGCCATGATTATTCAGTTGTTGTTATTAGCTTCGTTCCTTTAACTTGAAGATAGCTGTTCCAAATACGGTTCACTGCATCTTTCGGCGACAAGTTTTCTGCATCAAGATACCATTTCATCTTGAAGAAAAACCAGGGCTGACGAATGCCAACATAGATGTCGTACGCATCAACGAAATATCCTCGTTTTGTGATTTTTTTTCTTACAAGTTTTACATTCATTGTTATTCCTCCTTTACGATGATTTGTATTCTTTGTTGTTCATATTACCTCTACTTTTATGGTGTTGTCTTCATTTAATGAAAGTTTTACTTCCTTGTCCATAGGGATTTCCCAAGAGGTGAACAGGCTCCCGATGTCTTTGATTTGCTTATATAGGTCTAATAGTGTCATTGTTTGTTCTCCTTAATAATTGTTTATTGGTGTCCATCCTTTCATTTCTTGCTTGATACGCTCGTTTACCCGTTTCTCTTCTTCGGATAGGTTCCCGTATTTGTCACCGAAATTCCATCTTGAAAGAGCATCAAGTTCTCGAATATAACGCATACAAAGTTCGTCATCTTCTTCTGTTAAGGTGAGATATATCACCTTAGACACTTTGGTAAATGCCTGCTTATACTTCATCATGGC